TTATTCGTCGGGCTACTTGCCCTCAGCATCGGCATTCATTACTTTGCGACAGTTGTGCTGGAAATCTATGGGATGTCTAGCGCGGCTGAGAGACTTGGAACGATCTATAATTGGCACGATGAGGACGCGGCATCGGCCGCTGCCGCGTGAGGCGAGTGGCACGCGGTACCGCTGCCCTATGCGGTAGGGTGTGCCCCGTTGGGTCCTTCCTGCCGATCGGAGCGCTGCGGGTGTCGCGCGACTTCGGTCGGTCGCCAGCTATAGAAATTTTCTGTAAATCATCAACAAGTCAGAAATTGTTTTCGGCGCGGGCTTAGGATCGCCACCAGCTGAAACATTTAGGTGGCCGGCGCGCCAAATTCGCATTCCAGAACTGCTCGAATGGAATCATCTTCCGTAAATTCACAAGTCTCTCCCGACCCCGGCCCTTTACCGGCCAATAAACCCAAACGCGCGCGAATTTCCGAGAAAAAGAGACAAAGGGCTCGCGATTTAGAGCAAGAACTACTATTTTTACAGGCCCAATATCGTTTCATTGAAGAACCGGATTTGTGCGAGCTGCTCCAGGAAGCGATCGTTAAATCACATCGCCTGGGACAGGCCACGCGCCAGAGCGACCGCGATAGTGTCTTGAAGGAGTTGGAAACGTTTGAAGCCTGCGAAACTGAGGAACTGCTGGAAGCAACCGGCCTGTCGCGTTGGGTGCTGGATGAAATACTCGGTGAATTTGAAACGAAGGGGCTCGTCGAAAAGAATCCCTCCCGCGATCCGGTCGACGGAGTTGGCGGCCGGCCCCGCTGGGTGTGGTCCCTCATCCACACTCGCCCTTAAAGAAACTTGCCTGCCCAAAACAACCTTTCAACGGACGACTACTCTCCCCGATGTTGGTAAATGAATCGTCCCATTTGAAAGGAAAATCTCCATGAACAAAAAGATCATCTTTCTCATCGCCGGCAGTAAGCTTTCCGGCGTCGGTCAAACATTGAAAGCGCTCGACCCCGACTCAAAGGGTACCGATGACCTGGCCGGTAATCTTTGCAGCATTGGCGGCCAGGTGCTCGTTGCCGTCGCCAGTGACAACATCAAAAGCGTAAGAAAGGCGCTGGAACTGAACGTCCAAATCTCGCAAGCATGGCTTGACGAAAACCCCGCGTCGTAACCGATGGGCTCGACGCCAGATCTCCACGCGCAGTCGACCACAACAGTCGAAGAGGATAAACACTCAGCCGGCCAGCGCAAGGTGAACTTGATATGGGAGTTCACGCAGGCGTTTATCGCTTTGTCCGTCGTCTCCACGGTCCTTATCGTGGCAGCCTTGATTGCGTTGGTAATTCTCAAGCCTGACGCATCTGAGAAAGCCATCGGCCTGGCAATAACAGCGTTCCTGCTGCTGAGCAATCTGGCGTCTTTAATTATTGGATTCTATTTCGGCAGAACCAACCACCAGAAGATCGGCGGCGTGCAGTTGGGACGTTAGCGAGAACAAACAAAAGAACGAGCACCCGGGAGGATGCCCCACCCCCAATGGCCCCACGAAACCCTGCCAACGCCTCAGATCACGATCTACTGATCAGAATCGACACCAAGGTCGATGTCCTCCAGTCAACGGTCGCCGAAACGCGGACGGCGCTGTCGGCGCGCATCGATCGCCTGGCCCAGGAGAAAGCCAGCTACGGCGATCTCGACGTGGTGCGAAAATCAATAGAAGACTATCAGAAGAGAAACAGCGAGGAGTTGAGCGCCAAGAATGCCGAGGTCGAAAAGCTGGCCGACAAAGTCGACTGGACCCGCCGGATGATTTGGGTAGCAATCGGCATCCTGGGAACCCTGCAGTTCCTGGGGCCGGCGATCATCTTCGGACTATTCCGCAAAAACTAGAAACGAGCGGCGGAGAATTCCCGCCATGAGCACCAAAGCGCAAACCGAAACCGTAGAGAAACGGGTTAAGAAGCTGCTGGCAGATTTCGCGCCGCTGGCTCAGCAGGTGAGAAAAGTCTGCGCTGTCCGCGATCTTGCAGTGCAAAGCGAGCGCGAGCGGTTTGACAAGGCCTGCGAGCCGCTAAACATCAAAGCGAACAAAAAGCTCAAGCCGCTCAATGAACAGATACAACCAATCGCCAGGGAGATTGAAAGTTTGCTCTGCGCGGCGGTTGACAAGAGGGGCGTCGCCCTCTTCAAAACCGTCGAGGTCAGAGACGCGCGCGCGGAAGTGAAGCAGCAGGTGGTCCGCTGGGTGGATCCTGAGAAGCTGCTCGAGTTTGTGCCGCAGGCAGACCGCACGCCGGCTTTCTGGGAGTGCTATGACGTGCTGATCGGCAAGACCGCAAAGTTCCTGGGCGACGGCATCGACCAACTTGCTGAGCCAGACTACAAAACTCCGAAAGTTCTGCTGTCACTCAAATGACTCGAGGACCATCAACTCCAAACGTTTGCAGACGGAGATCCAATGGCTGCGCCAGGCGACCTTACCAGAAATGAACTGCGAAACCGACCGCGGCTTCCGAGTTACATTTCCTGCCCGGGTTGCAATCAGGGAATCCGCCTCTCCAGCTTTGAAATCACTTACCACTTCGACGGCACCTGGAGCGCTACCGAGACGGTAGAGTGCCCGCACGAGTGTGGCGCCCGCTTCCGCGTGAGTCACAGCATGGCGGCGCCGGTGGCGCAGTCGGACCTGGCCCGGATCTTCCCGCCCAAGTTTTCAGTCGCCAGGCAGGCGCGATGATCTCAATCTCCGTTTCGAACAACATCAACGCCCTGCTTTCCCTCGACAAGCAAATCGTGTTTGCCGCGGCGAAATCCCTCACACAGATCGCGAAGCTGGGCCAAGCCGCGGCGATTGAAGACATCAAGAGCGAATTAAACACTAAGAGCGAGTGGTATCTGCCCGGCCGTAAGTATGGCGTTCGGGTGAAGACCGCCACCAAACAGGATCTCAGCTCTGAAGTGAAATCCGCTGCCGACTGGCTGGCCAAACTGAAACTGGCCGAAACGCACACGCCCTCCGGAGGCCGCCAGGCGATCGCGGTGCCGACCGCGGCGATTCAACCAACTGGCAAAGAGATTATCCGGGCAGCGCTTCGTCCGCGCGGCTCAAAGTTAAAGAAGGCGTTTGTGATCACCACGCGCGGCGGCACCAAGCTAATAGTTAAGCGCGTCGGACCGCGCCCGCAGGACCTCCAGGTGCTTTATATCCTCGAGCCAAAAACCCGCCGGCCGAAGCGCGACCCGCTGACGAAGGCAGTGGTCCGGACCGTTCAACAAAGATTCGGTCCCGTCTTCGCAGAGAATTTCAAGCAAGCGCTGGCTACAGCGAAATAAAAGTAAAGGGAGAGAACGGATAATGCACTACAAAAACGGACGAGAAGCCAAGGCGGGCGACAAAATCCTTTCACCACACGGAACGGGAATTCTGCACACCGTCACCGCTCAGTCGAACACCTGCAATGGACGGATCGCAGTGATATCGCAAAACGACCCTTACGTCACGCTGAGCGAGTGCCTTCACCTTGATGACATTAACGCGGCGGTGAGTATTCCTGACACGTCGCACCAGAGCGAACCGACTGCATGAATAACGGCAATGAGTGACTACTTGGTTTTCTGGATGCGACACAACCGAATGCCGCTTATCTCAGTCGCTGAGAACTGGTGGCAGCGCCGGCGCGACAGACGCACCAACCGCACGAGAAGACGGAAATGAATGAAGCCGAGAGACTCAAGCAGCGGCGACTCGTCAGAGCAGCCCGACCAATCTTCCGCGAGCTCGCGCGGCAAGCCGAGCAGGTCCGACTCCGCGCCATTGGCAAAGGACAGGAGGCAGGAGGCAGACGGCAGGAGCAGGTCAGAACCCCCTGCGTTAGCGGGGGGCCAGAAGAAGAAGGCACAAGGCAGCAAGCAGAAGGCAGCGAAGAAAAGAGCGGGCGGGACGCCCGCGGTCCCAGTGAAGAGGGTCTCGGCACCCCGCTCGACGACTCCACCGATCGGCGCTTCCGCGGCGGCGAATTCCGCTAACCCGACACCCGACACCCAACACCCGAAACCCACCCTCGGTCCAAACGGATATCCGCTTTACTCAGGCAAAGCGCTGGCTGAGTTCTGTGATATCGATCGCAGCGTGGCCATGCGCCGTCTGCGCCAGGCCAAAATCAAGCCGTTCCGCTCTGAATCCAAACTAAAACTTTTCGAGCTGACGCCGGAAGTCGAGGAGCTGCTCGCCGAAAGCGGTGACCCGCGCTTCGATGATGTGAAGCTCGAAGATGCGCAAATCAGCAAGGAGATCAAGCGCGCGAAGCTCGATAAAATCATCGGCCGGTCCGTCGACCCCGACGAAGTCTTAGACAAGCTCATCCAGATTTTCAAGGGACTGCGCCAACGTATTGTCTTCACCTATCCCGCCCAGGCTGGTCCGCGGTTGCACAAGCTGAAGACGGGCCGAGAAATCACCGCCGCCCTAAAGCGCGACTTCACTTCTATTTTCAGTGAGTTCCGAGAGGACTTCCGGAGCTTTCTAAAATGAAGTCCAAAGCCCAAAGTCCAAAGTCCAAAGTCCCGGAGCCGAGCGAAGCCGCACAATCCGCGACCCGCAATTCGCAATCCGACTTCATCACCGAGCTCTTCTTCAAAGCCATCCGGATCGCGATACCGGATGCCAACCTGACGGTTTCGCAGTGCGCCGACAAGTATCGCTTCCTCTCGCCAGAGCGTTCCGCGCGGCCGGGCAAATGGTCGACCGACGTCGTCCCCTACCTGCGCGGCATCATGGACGCCTGCAGCGATCCCGAAATCACCCGGGTGATTTTCGTCAAGCCGAACCAGGTAGGCGGCACCGAAGCTGCCAACAATCTCATCCTGCACCGGATGTTTGCGCGGCCCGGCAAAGTGCTCTACGCCTGCGAGACTGAGGACAAATCAAAAGCCTGGTCGACTGAATCCCTGGAGACGATGATTCGCGACACGCCGGTGCTCGCGAACCTGATCAAGGAAAAGCGAACCCGCGATTCCGGCAACACCATCAAGGCGAAAAAGTTTCCCGGCGGTCATCTGGCGCTCGGCTGGGCCACCTCGCCTTCCACCGGTTCTTCCCGCCCGCGCGATACCGTGATCCTGGATGAGTTCGACGCTTTTGAACCGACTAAGGAAGGGAACTACGGCGAGATTGCGACCTTGCGCATGGACACGTTTGACGAGCCGCTGGTGTTCATTACTTCCACCCCGCGCAACCGCTTAGAAAACCCACCCGGAACTCCCATCGATGCCCCTCGCTTTTCGCCCATCGAACGGGAATACGAAGAGAGCGACAAACGCCGCTACTTCGTCCCTTGCCTTAAATGCGGAACTTTTCAATATCTAAAATGGGATCACGTACGCTGGGGCGACGACCCGCTGAACCCTTGGTATGAGTGCGACAAATGCAATAAAGAAATTGAGGAAGACGACAAGCCGGAGATGCTAGCTGAGGGAGACTGGAAGGCTGAGAAAGAATGCTTCGGCATTGCCGGCTTCCACCTCAATAAGCTCTATTCGCCATTTCCCAATGCGACCTGGCGCCACGTGGTGGCCTCGTTTCTCAAAGCCAAACGCTCCGGAGATCCGAACCAGCTGAAAGTCTGGGTCAACACTTCGGCGGCCGAGGGTTGGCAGGATGACGACACCAAAGTCGAAACCAAAACGCTCCGGGAGCGACGCGAGCATTATTTCGGCATCGTCCCGCGCGGTGTTCTATTACTTACCGCCGGCGTGGACGTGCAAATCAACCGCCTCGAGCTGGCCATCTGGGGTTGGGGACTCAATAACGAGTGCTGGGCGATTGACCACGTCCTCATCGAAGGCGATCCGCTCCACGCTGAAACCTGGAACAAGCTGAAGCTCGAGCTGCTCCGGAAGTTCGCTTACGAAGACGGTGGCGAGCTGCGCATTATGGCCACCGTTATCGACACCGGCTTCATGCCTGACCAGGTGCGCCGGTTCTGTCGTGACAATAGCGGGCTGCGAGTTATTGCCGGCAAAGGTTCGAGCAGTCACACGGCGCCCCTCGTCAGCAAGCCGTCGCTCTGGGGCAAACCGGCAATCAAGCTCTACAGCCTCGGCACCAACGCCGCGAAAGATATTATCTACGCCGGCCTGCGCGTTCCGGAACCCGGTCCCGGCTACGTCCATTTTCCAATTGATCAGACTAAGTTTGACGAGGCCTACTTCCGGCAGATCCTGAGCGAAAAGAAAATCACGGTGAAGAGCGGCCGCAAGCTGGTCCGCGCTTACGAACCACTGAAACCCGGCATGCGCAACGAGGCGCTGGACACCTGGGTTTACGCGCGCTGCGCGTTGGCGATCGTGAACCCGAACCTGGTCTGGCTGGCGGGGGAGTTTGCGAAGCGGGTGTCAGGTGTCAGGGACCAGGTGTCAGGAGAAAACGAGCCTCCTCTTACTGGGACCGCGGACGCCCCCGTCCGCCCTGTTACGCCAGAGGCAGCGGGCGAGGGCGCCCGCGGTCCCAGTGAAGAGGTTGACGCTGACACCCGAGCCCCGGCACCCGACACCCGGAGACGCCGGCGCGGTCGCAACTTCGGCACGCGGTTCTAAAGAACAGAAGTCAGGAGTCAGAATTCAGAAGTCAGAATAATGGCGGCGGCCGGTTCTAGCTTCAACGTCGGCAGGCGGTCGGTTTGCTCCTGACTCCTGACTACTGACTTCTGAATTCTGTACTTCTATGGCCGCAAAAACCTTCGCTAACTGGCTTCACGATCGCTTCGGCATCACACTTAAACAATGCGCGGAGGAGCTGAAAGAAGTTCTTCCCGGCCTGGGTGAGACCATCACCGAAGCCGAGCTCGAGCTCAGCGACGTTGCCACCGGCAACGCTTCAACCACCAAACACGGGTTGCTGAAGAAGCTTTCCAACGTGGCCACCGAGTTTATGAACGGCGCGGGCAATTGGGTTTCTTTAGTCAAAGCCAGCGGCGCAGACGTGGATACAGGAACAGATGACGCAAAGTTTGTTACCGCGAAAGCTCTCGAGGATTCCGACTACATAAAAGAAGCTGACCTTCCACCAGGAGGCGCAACTCCAGGAGCGTCTGTCTGGCACGGCCCTTGGACTTTTTACGCGCTGCGAGGGCAAACAATTTCCTTTGCTGACAACAACGCTGATGGCGGCACAGCTACTTTTATCTTTAACGGACAAGAGACTGCCCCTCTCGCGCCGGATGCGCTCGCCGCCGCATATCAAGCCGCGTTTGAGGCGTTGACTTCTGTAGGCGCAGGCAAGGTGGTTGCTACTCGTACATCAGAAACAGTCACCCTGGTTTTCGACCTCTCAATTACCCCGACGTTGATAACCGTGGGCGAGAACAATTTACTGGAAGGAGTGGACGATACAGGCGACCCGGATATTTTTGCCGTAAACACTGATCTAACCGACATCGGGTTCGATCTGCTCACTCCGAACGAAGGCGACTTAATTCAAGATAGTTTCCTGCAAATTGTAGAAGGATTCACGATGGGAGCATTCGGGAAACTTTACGACGAGACAAGTCACACGTACTACATTTACTACAACACTATCGGCGATCCCGGCTATAGCGGTGCCGAACGAAACGTTCTTAACGAATCGGTTCCTTTCATCTCAGACGGAACCCCTTTAGAGTTTGAAGTCGCGAGCAATGGCGGCCTTGGTCACACAACCGGCATCGCTAAGGTCTGGATTCAGGTAGCCACTCCGGTTGCTCCTGAGTAACTGGACGCTGAGGTAGGGTTTCATCTCATCGCGTGGAAAACCAAGGTTCTGGCTTTCATTGAAATAGGAGAATTCTTATTTTTGGTAGCCCCTCCTATTGCTTCCGTAGGGGAAGAGAAACCTAACCCGCTTTTCAAATGGCCAAAGACACACCCACCTGCGAACCGCGTTCATTCGTCGCCGGCGCGACGGTGTCGTGGTCTAAGTCGTTCTCCGACTATCCCGCCTCCGAGGGCTGGGTGCTCTCCTATGCGTTTCGCGGGCCGGAAGACCTTGACGTCGAAGCCACCGCTGACGGCGACGATTACCTGGTCCTGATTCCCGCTACGGACAGCGACGTCGACCCGGGCACCTATGCCTGGCAGGCGAAGGTTGAGAAAGATGACGAAGTTTTCTACGTCGGCGAGGGCCAGACTTTAATCAAGCAGAGCCTGGCCGACGTTTCGACCGCTTACGACGGCCGCTCGGATGCAGAAATTATCTACGACCAGCTGGTGGCCCTCTTCAAGACCAAGTCGCTGATGGTGCAGGCGGAGTATTCGATTGCCGGCCGGGCAATGAAGTTTGAGAGCTACACCGAACTCCTGCTGGCCATCCGCGCCGCCGCCGCCACCGTAAACGAGGAGCGCCGCGTCAAGCGCGCCAGCGAAGGCGGCGACTTCTTCCGCAAGATCAATGTGAGATTCTAAAAGGCAGTGGCCAGTGATCAGTGGCCAGTGACCAGTGACCAGTCAGACCCCTTAATACTGGGACCGCGGGCGTCCCGCCCGCAATGAGCGACGGCTCTGAGTCGCGAACTTCTTCCGGCCAGGGAAAACAAAAACCTTGTTCGCGCTGCGCGCTCATTTGCGGGCGGGACGCCCGCGGTCCCAGTGAAGAGCTTGAGTCCAAGTCCGAAAAACGACGCCCCCGCCCACTACTCTCGCGCGCGTGAAACTTTCCATCGAGCGCGAAGGCCCGCAAACCCTCTTCGAACCAGGCGAACTGACCGAGTACGGACGGTCACCGGTCTCTCGTCATCCGTCGCGCGCTTCGCGCAATTACCAGGCCGCCCGTCGCACCCGCACTAACCGTGACTTCCTCTTCGACATGGGTTCGTCGCCGCGCGTGCACATCTATCGCGACCTCCGGACCTTAAGAAACGCCAGCCGCAAGCTTGCCCGCAATAACGATTACATGATCCAGTTCCTGCGGATGAACCGCGTCAACGTGGTCGGGCCGGCCAGCGATCAACTGCCTGACGCGCCCACCGGTATGCGCCTTCAGGCAAGGGCGAAAACACCTCGAGGGAAACCAGACGATAAATTGAACAAGGCCGTGCAGGAAGCCTGGTCGACTTTCTCTTACCCGGAAAACGCTTCAGGCAACGGCAGGCTGTCGTTGCTGGATATCCTTTTGAAAGCGCAGACCTCACTCGCGCGCGACGGCGAAAACCTGGCGCGCCTGGTCCCGGCCGACAATCCTTTCGGTATCGCCGTCAAACCTCTGGACGTCTCCTGGCTTGATGAGACTTACAACGAGCGGCGGCCAAACGGCAACCGGGTGATCATGTCGGTCGAAATAGATAAGAACGACCGGCCGGTGCAGTACTGGCTGACGCCGCCCGCCGATGACTATTCGGTCGGCATCACGCCCAACATTCGCCAGCGCACCCCCGTGCCGGCGGAAGAGATCATTCATACCTTTCTGCCTTTCGATCAGAACTGTGGTGACGACACCTCCACCCGCGGCGTGCCCTGGGCGCATGCGGCCATGGTCAAGCTCTGGCACATGGGCGCCTACGATGAGAGCGCCATCATCGCGGCGCGCATTGGCGCTTCGAAGATGGGCTTCTTTAGTAAGAAGAAGCAGGACGACTTTGGACTCAGCGACGACACCAGCTCACTGTTTCTGCCTAAGACTTCAGAAGCCGAAGACGAACGACCGCGCGGGCCGAAGTTTCCCGACGGTGTCGAGCCGGGCCAGTTTGATGTTATCGATGACTATGAGTTTCAGGGCTTCGACCCGAAGTACCCGTCCGACCTTTACGGTCCTTTCAACAGCGCCATGCTGCACGGTGTTGCCTGTTCGTTGGGCCCCGCGTATTTCTCGCTGGCGTCTGACCTGAAGGAAATTAACTTTTCGAGCGCGCGCATCGGGCTCCAAGGCGAGCGCGACTGGTGGCGCGGGCTGCAGTTCTTTTTGATACTTCATTACCTGCGCCGCATCTATCTGGCCTGGCTGAAGAGCTGCATGGTGAACGACGTGATCCCATTGAGTCCGTCCGATCTCGTCCGCTTGAGTTTGCCGCGATTTGTGCCGCGCGGTTGGGCTTACATGCAACCGGTCGACGACGTCACGGCGATTGAGAAGGGAATTGCGATTGGCATCAACACCCGCACCGACGAGCTCGCTGAGCAGGGTCAGGAGTTCAGCGAAGTGATTGAGACCTTGGGGAATGAGAACGACCTGGCTGACGCGAAGGGCGTCGACATCTCGCCCGCGCGCCCAGGCGCGATCGCCGCGCCGGCGGCTGAAGCGAATGGGAAGACAGGGGAAGAGGGTAAAGGGTAAAGGGGAAGACACCGCCGGTAACGGGAACCTTTACTAACTGGGACCGCGGGCGTCCCGCCCGCAATGAGCAGTCGCTTTGGACTGCGAACTTCTTCACTCCCTTGGGGTGAAGACCGTTCGCGACTCAGAGCCGTCGCTCATTGCGGGCGGGACGCCCGCGGTCCCCAGTATTAAGTTGAATCAGTCCGGGACCCCGAAGGATCCGCGCGTGCAGGCGATCACATTGCAGTGACCTCTGGTGTGGTTCGCAGATCGATTTGCCCCGCACTGCCTCGGCCCACATAGGTGTCACGCCACCACGCGGGACTGACTTGTTGAAATTATATCCGAGAGATCCGCCTCCATGGTCTCCAAGAGCCGATCAACGAAAGCGCCCTCAAACGGAACAACGCGCTTTGTGAGAACAGCTATCGGGCCGGCGTCGGGAAGCTTGTCGCTGCGAACGCGAAGGATGACGGCCGTGTCCAGTTTGGTCTCAGCTTGAAAAGTGATTGACCAATCGGGATGACGGCGCAACAAATCGGCAATTGTCATTGACACGAAATAATCGTCATTCATGCCGCCCATTCTAACACCCCGCTACCGCAGGCGGTACTGACCTTCCGAAATTAACGCGCGCTCCAGGTCGCTCGGCCCGTACTCACTTTTAACGTTTTCAGCTTTCGGGTCCGGCTTGCGCCGGTTTTAGTTTGCAGCCTCTACCGCCCTCGATGACGCGCCTGCGCATTCTATCACCCGCCCGCTACCGCGCGGCGGTACTGACAAGAGTGCGCCACCCGCTGACGCAGGTGGTTCTGACTTGCCGCCTGCCCCTGACTTCTTCTTAACTCAAATATTGGTTTTCGCCGTCGCTGATCCTCTCGGGCGATGAAGCGTCCGAAGGGCACCCGCCCGAAACTCACCGCCGAAGAAATCAAAGCGCTGCAGGCGAAGCGCGCCGAATACCTGGGGCTCGATCGCGCCGGCCGCACCGCGTTTCTAGTCCGCGAACTCAATCAGGAGCTGGAACAGGAGCGCTACTTCACCGGCAGCGACAGCGAAGGCGAAGAGCGCACCCTCGATGTTGACCTGGAGAAGCGGATTGTTCGCGACGTCAGTTTCGCCAGTGACGAGCCCTACATGCGCTGGTACGGCTGGGAAATTCTCGATCACACCCCGGGCAAACAGAATTTTAAGCGACTCAATAACGGCGGCGCCTTCCTGCGCGAGCATTGGGGCGAGCAGCTCGGCGTTGTAGTCAAGAAGTCAGCGAAGCTCGACGGCAACAAGTCTCGTTGCGACCTTTTCTTTTCTGAACGCCAGGAAGCCGTTTACGAACTCAACGATATTGCCCAGGGCATCCGCTGCAACACCAGCCTGCGTTACACGGTCGACGCCATCAAGTTTCTCGGTACTGCCGACGACGGCGAAGACAAGTACCTGGTCGAGTGGACGCCGATTCACGTCGCATCAGTAAGCGACCCGGCCGATTTCTCGGTTGGCTTTGGCAAGTCTCTTGAAGCTTCAGTAGCACCACCTGCTAACCCGGGTGGGCCTGCCACTAGCGGAGCGGGCGCAGAAACCCGCTCCGTCCCTCCATCTCCAAATAACCCTTCCGAGCAATCCGAAACTGCGCCCGTTAAGCCCGGCGCTGTCCGGAGCAAACGCTCAAAACGACGAGTGAGGAAATCTATGGCCCTGCGAAAACTCAAAAAGAAAAAAGACGCGGTTGAATGCAAAGCAACCGATCCAGTTTGTGAGAACGAAGACTGCCGCGTCCATTACGAGGACGACGACGAGGACGAAGACGAGCGCGGCGCCGAGGTAGTGACTAACTACAGCGCGCTTTTCAGAGCCATCGCCAAAGCCGCGGCCCTCGGGCCGGTGGAAGAAAAGCGCTTCCTCCTGATCGCCTCCGATCGCGCGCTCGAGGATAAGCCCGACGAGGCGGCATTCCGCAAGGCCCTGCGCGAGGATCGCAAGAAGCACGCGAACGATAACCAGCCGGAAGAGGAAGATCCGGAAGTGGTTGCCGCGCGAATGAATGGCGAAGGCCCAATCGACGTCAGCCTGCGAGCGGTGGGCAAACTGCGCAATTTCAAGACTGAGAAAGAGGCCGTTCGCTACGGCAAGTTTCTTGCCGGCGGCGTCTTCAAAATGGATGCCGCGCGACGCTGGTGCAAAGACCATGGCATCAGGTTCAGCCGCGCAAACGATCGTTCGAGCGGGCAAAGCGAGTCTGACAACGAGTCGGGCAGCATCTGGGTGCCGCAGGAATTCGACTCCACCGTCATTGACCTGCGCGAGCGCGTGGGTGTAGTCCGGCAGTTTGCGCGAATCACTCAAATGGCCAGCGCCACCAAGGTGGTGCGCCGCGTTAAAGGCGGGATGAAGGCCAAACCGGTAGGCGCCGTCGGCACCAGCCGCAAGATCCAGGAGCAGAAAAAGACCTGGAACAGCTTCGAGTTGGTGGCGCGCAAGTGGGGCATCATCACCAAGATCGAAGATGAGCTTACCGAAGATTCACTCATTTCAATGGCCGATGACATTATCGGCGAACAGTCGCGCGGCTTCGCCGAGGCTGAAGACGATGCCTTCGTCAACGCCGACGGCACCAGCACCTTCCACGGCATCGTGGGAGTAAGCCAGGCGTTTAAGAATCTGCATGCCACCATCGCGAATATCGCCGGCCTGCAGGTGGCCAGCGGGAATCTCTGGAGTGAGATCGTCATGGGCGATTTCACTAAACTGGTAGCCAAGCTGCCGCAATACGCCGACAACGAGCGCGCCGCTTTCTACTGCAGCCGCAGCTTCTTCTTTGGCGTGATGGTCCCGATCATGCTCGCGGCCGGCGGTGTCACCGCGGGCGAAATCCAGAACATGCGCCAGAAGGTGTTCCTGGGTTATCCAGTGCACATCATTCAATGGATGCCGCGAGTCGAAGACAACAGCCAGGTCTGTTGCTACTTCGGTGACGCCTGGGCCGCCATCGATTTCGGCGATCGCCGCGGCATCATGGTGCGACAAACCGATTCCAATGATGACGACTTCGAGAACGACCTGATCGCCATCAAATCCACCGAGCGCATCGACCTGGTGCCGCACGATGTTGGCAACGCTTCCGCCACTGCAGGCCTGCGGGTTCCGGGCCCGCTGGTCGCCCTAATCACCGCGGCATCGTAAGTAGGACAGACATTCCTGTCTGTCTCACGTTTGGTTAGTGGGAATTGAAAGGAAAAAGGACAGGCAGGAATGCCTGTCCTACTCCAAAGAGGAAAACGAAATGATCGAAGCACTGAGACACAAAACGGTAATCGTCGGCTCGCCCAAAGCGATCAGCGACAACGCGGCCGTTACTACCGCAACCCTCGACGCAGTTGGCGCTGGCTGGGTCACATTCCTGGTTGTAATCGGCGCCCTGGACATCGCGGTCGCGGTGCTGAAGCTGACCGAGTCAGACGATTCCGGCATGTCTGGAGCAGCCGACGTACCTGGCGCAGATTTTTCAGTCTTGCCGGCGACGCTGCCCGCAGCCACCGCTGACGACACGATTGTCGCAATTCACGTCAACATGCTCGGCCGCAAGCGCTATCTCGATTTGACCTATACGACGGGCGACGGCTCGGCCGGCACGTACTCAACTGTGCTGGCGCAGCTGTTCGACCTGCAGCAAACGCCGGATTCGGCTACGGCGCGCGGGTTCACACAGGAACTGTTCGCCGGGTAAACAGGTAAACCCATGGCTTTTGTCGAACCCCGTCACCTGTTCTTTGATACCACCAACGGCCTCGCGGTCG